AAACTACTCATTATCGAGCCGTCCCATTTGGAGAAGTCAATGTCACCAGTCACTTCGCAATCTCTTAATTTCTCTGCGACTACGTCACAATCCTTAAAAGGATTAAAACCTATACACATACCAGTCTTGTGTCTATTTTCTTTAAAATACGGCATAGTCTTTCCGAAGATCTTCTTACTGAACCAAATGTGAGGCAAAGGCATTACTCTAAACGTTCTCGGTGCAGTCTTCTTATCTTCTGTCCTTAGCTCATCTTTAAAAGATTCCGTAGATAAAACATCTCTTATATCTACATTGTCATTTTCAACATCATCCTTAAAACGGGCGAATTTGGCCAGGGTATGGTCATAAATTTTCTTCGCTTGAAAGTCAAAATACATATCCTTTCCTCGCAAACACCCATAACCATTAGAAGAGTCCTTATTTAGCGCCGGCAAAAAGTCATTACCAAATGCACACTCATCATCCGTCAGATCATCAAATTCCGGTATCATGTCATTGATACAAGACGACACAAAATCACATTCTGCTGGGGTTACCCTACCTTGCAATTTAAAGCTCTTCTTAGAGGTAGCTTTAAGTTGCTTGTTAGGCGACCCCGCCGCATCAAACACGGGTGGGACCTTATCCCTAATTTCATCAACTTGTACAGGGGCTATGCTGCGATCATCCATAACAGTACGCTTGAGATCAGCAACATCTTTATTATTGGATATGTTAAAAATCGTGGGAATAAAAGAAGTATTCTTTAAAACCGAGGTAGGCTTAACATATCCCTCCGGATAACGCAAACGCGCACCCGAGAAATTTTCTATAATTTTGGTATCGAATTCATATTGAACGTCTTCTTTGTGCAGCATCAACTTTCTTATCTCCTCTGCTACAATACGCGGTGGAACTACGCAGAAGCCCATTTCATCTCCGCCTGCCACATGAAATCCTATTATTCCATGATCCTCTGAAAACAAAACTGTACCACAAGCACCTCCCGCCGTCAGGGGGGTATAAAACCCAGTATTGGGTGCGTGCAAATACTTACTATATCTCACAGTCTCAGTATTATTAACACAAGACACACCTAAAAGGACAGGTATAACAGAATAACTATTAACCAAATATAAAATGGGGTTTTTAACATTAGCTTCTAAAAACAGATTATTGCAATTTTTATAGCGAGCGACTAACCTATCCAACTCATATACTGCCAAATCACATCCAGGGTACATCCTAACGCACTTTACCTTAACATCTTCTCTTTCTTTGCACTTATTTTTATATGCCTCTACACTAATGTAAACATCTATTTGCGCTTCTTGAGGCCAAGCATGAGCTGGTACTAAAATCTTATTACCACTAACTATTGCTTGAGTAAAAGTGTCCATATGCTCTCCTTCTTCGCTTCTCCTAACTACCAATCGCATGTGCTGCTTAAGCGCAGTCAATCGGCTCGTATCCTGTGACATTTCCAATGATGCCCCACTTTGGGACAACCAAAGTTTCTCGTCTTTACGCTTCTTTGCATCCTCGCATGCTCTAATGAAAACATCTATATTATCACTACACATGTCGTTATCACTGAAGAAGTACGATCCTATCAGTGTGACCAATCCAGCAAAAACCAAGCTCAACGTTAACGTCATTGTGTTCTCACTTACAGAGCTCCATAAGTCGTATAACTTGCTACTCTTATCAGATACATAGTCAACCAGCTTAGAAACACTTTTCCCCTCTGTCACGAGGGAGATCACATTGTCTCCAAACCAACTAAGGAAAGATTGACACAATTCTGTATACCTCTCTTTCTGGCGCACACA